GGCCTCTATCTGACGGTGGCCCACACTGGTCAGGTAACTTACAGATACTGACAGCTACAGAGAACTTGAGAAAACATGCTAGTGTCTGTAAGGTAACGAAGAAGAACATCAAGGCCAGCCTAGAGATTGTGAGGAAAGAGTATAACAATGAAGATCACAGCAATGGACATAGAGACTGACAGCCTGGATGCTACACGCATCTGGGTTGTGGTAGCCAAGGACATCGACACTGGTGTAGTAGATGTGTTCAAGCACCTCGACACTGACGAGGCTGAGGCTACACGGTTCAAGGCATACTGTTCTGGATACGACAAGTTTGTATTCCATAACGGCATTGGCTTCGATGTGCCTGTCCTCAATCGTATCCTCAACCACACTATTAACTTACAGTCTGTAGTAGATACTCTCGTTGTGTCTCGTATGTTGGACTACAACATCCAAGGTGGTCACTCACTTGACGCATGGGGTAAACGTCTTGGCCTACACAAGGGTGTGTTCAAGGACTTCGAGGGTGGCTTGACAGATGAGATGCTGGACTACTGCATCAATGACGTTGAGGTGACAGTTAAGCTGTTCAATAAGTTCAAACCTACCATCTTCAACAAGGAGTGGGCTAAGTCTCTACGCCTTGAGCATGACATCCAAATCATCTGTGAAGAGATGTCGGACAACGGCTTTAAGTTCGATGAGGATCAGGCTGAAGAGTTCCTTGGTGAGATACTGTGCCGCATGGAGGAGCTAGAGCACCAGTTCCAACAAGACTTCCCGCCTGTTCTCACTGAGGTTAACCGTATCAAGTATCGCCTCAAGGCTGACGGCTCACTGTATAAGAATGTTACTGATGCAATGCAGAAGTATATTAAGACACGGAAGATTGATGAAGACCTCGTATGCTATGACTTCGTAGACTTCAAACCATCGTCCACCAAGCACCGTATCGAACGCCTATGGGAGGCTGGCTGGGCACCAGTAGACAAGACTAAGGGACACATGGCCTTCGTCCGTGATGGTGACGGTGATCCTGAGAAGCTAGAGAAGTTCAAGTTCTATGGTTGGATGTGCAACGAGACTAACCTCAACACCCTGCCTGAGGATGCACCGTCAGGTGGTAGGGCATTGGCTGAGTGGCTCACACTGGAGGGCCGTAGGTCTAGCCTTGCTGAGTGGCTTGGTTGCGTACGGGATGACGGACGTATCCACGGTAGGTTCAACCACATAGGTGCATGGACGGGACGCCTATCCCATGCTGCACCTAACCAAGCTAACATCCCAGCAAAGTTCCACGGCACACCTAAGACAGCAGTCGAACATGTGAAGGCTAAGTATGACGGACCATTCCGTGGGTTGTGGAGAGTAGAGAAGGGCAGCTACCTTGTAGGCACAGATGCTGAGGGTATCCAGCTACGCATCCTTGCTGATCTAATGGAGAGCCAAGAGTATGTAGATGCTATCATCACAGGTAAGAAGGAGACAGAGACTGACATCCACAACCTTAACCGTAAGGCCTTAGGTCTACCCCACATCACCAGAGACATGGCTAAGACATTCATCTACGCCTTCCTCTTGGGTGCAGGGACAAATAAGATTAGCCAAATCCTAAAGACTGACATGAGACAGGCATCACAGGCTGTTGAGAATTTCATGGATAGTATCTCAGGTCTCAAGAAACTCAAGAAGTCTGTAGTCCCAGCCATTGCAGAGAGAGGTTACTTCCGTGGCTATGATGGACGTAAGGTCAAGGTTCCTAGTGAGCACAAGACCCTAGCAGGTATGCTACAGAACGGTGAGAGCACCATCATGAAGTGGGCTACCCGTCAGTGGATCAACGATGCTAGGGCCGAGGGTATTAACTTTAAGCTGGTGACCTGGCCCCATGATGAGTGGCAGACTGAGTGCATAGGCTCGAAGGATCAGGCTGAGAGGCTGGGTGAGATACAACGTAAGGCTATTGAGATCGTAGGTGTAGAGCTAGGACTTATGTGTCCTCTTGCAGGCTCGACAGAGATAGGTAAGTCATGGCTTGATACCCATTGACACACACTAACTGAGACACTATATAAATTAAACCAACCCCGCCATAAGGAGATACACAATGGCTACTAAATACACAGAAGTTACAACAACAGGTCCAATCGAATGGGCTAAAATCTTTGAGAACAACCGTGACCTGACAGGTTACGATGAGGCTTATGTACCCTTCGATGGTGCATACACAGTGCAACAAATCCTTTCTAAGGACGAGTATGCCAAGCTTCAATCAGCAGGTACGCAGAAGAAACCAAATCAGAAACGTCTCATGGACGGTGAGCTTATGATTAAGTTTGAACGTAAGCACCGTGTTACCCGTAAAGATGGTACAGTTATTCCACAAGCAGGTGGTGCTCCAAAGGTTACCAATGCTGACGGAGAGACATGGACTGAGGACATGGGCCTGATTGGTAACAATTCTACAGCTGAGGTAACCAACCTTATCACTACCTTCAAGGGTCTAGACGGTAAGATGTATAGCCGTACCTCAATGATTGCTGTTAAAGTTCTCGAACTTAAAGTTATCGAAGAGAAGGTAGACAGCAACGAGATGGGTTGGTAACTACAATAACAAAGGGAGGGGCAAGCAGCCCTTCCCACCTTACAGGAGATTAACATCATGATTAAAGCAACATACGTAGACCACATGGGCAGTGACCTGTCAGTAGTTAACGCAGCACGAGTTAGCTTCGGTAAGAAGTCTCAGTTCGAGGGTAGGGTAGGTGGCCCTAACGTACTATCAGAACGTGACACTAAGCTGGTCAACTACCTAGCCAAGCACAAGCACCTATCACCATTCGGACATGCCTTCGCATCCTTCCACGTCAAGGCACCCATCTTTGTGGCACGACAGCTAGTTAAGCATAAGTTCCTACGTTGGAACGAGATCAGTCGTCGTTACGTAGACGATGATCCTGAGTTCTATGTGCCTGATGTCTGGCGTGGTAAGTCTGCTGACAAGAAGCAGGGCAGTGAAGGTGAGGTTAAGCTAGGTACACTCGACAATGCGATTGTAACGGACAGCCCTTACGAAGCCCTTTGCGCATACAAGTCTCTGCTTCAAGCTGGGGTAGCCCCTGAGCAAGCCCGTATGGTTCTCCCACAGTCCACTATGACTGAGTGGTACTGGTCAGGCAGCCTTGATGCATTCGCCTCAATGTGCCGCCTACGTTGTGCTAGTGACACTCAGTATGAGAGCCGTGTTGTAGCAGATCAGATCAGTGAGAAGATGGAAGAGTTGTTCCCTGTGTCTTGGGTAGCATTGATGGAGGATCGGTACTGATGTTTACCGTAGAGTTTGAGAGTGATGCCTCTATCATCACAACACTAGATGACAAAGATAAGTTCAGTGATGTCGAAATGGTCTTAGCTGATGATGGTACAGTCTACATCAGGCAATTCGATGAGGAACTGGAGGAGTATCAGATGTTATACATGAGCTACCAACAATGGCTCGACCTAGTTTCTGCTCATCAGTCACCTGAGGGTGCATACCGACTGGAGTTTAAGACTAAATGTTTGTAGTCACCCAAGATCATATCGTTGTGCTTTGTCTTATTATAAATCTTTACCTATCCTGGAAAGTTTACTCTACCCAGATTGAGCTTGACAAACTTACCGAGTTCTCTGTAAAGTCTATAACAGCATTAGCAGAAGCAATAGATGAGATAGAGGAGTATCTAGATGACCAAGAAGATTAATACATTAGTAGAAGACATGAACGATGTGATCGAAGGTAAGGGTGGCTGGACCGAAGCCCTTGGTTCTTTGATGGGAGATGGTATTGCTACAGTAGCTAACCAACGGTTCAGTAAACCACAAGAACCACGAGGCTACCTATCCCTGTCGTCCATTGGCACACCCTGCCAACGTAAGCTCTGGTACAAGATCAACCAGACTAACGATGCTGAGAAGCTAACACCCAACACACTGCTCAAGTTCTTCTTCGGTGACATGATCGAAGAGCTTGCCTTGACTATTGCTAAGGCAGCTGGGCATGACGTACAGGGTATGCAGGATCGTCTAGATGTACACGGTATCAAGGGTCACCGAGATGCAGTGATCGACGGTATGACTGTAGACGTTAAGTCAGCATCACCTTATGCATTCAAGAAGTTTAAGGAAGGTAACCTTCGTGAGGACGATCCATTTGGTTACATCTCACAGCTGTCTTCCTATGTGTACGCAGCTAAGGATGATCCACTTGTAACCAACAAGACAGCAGGTGCTTTCCTAGTTATCGACAAGGTGAACGGACACATCTGCCTAGATGTCTACGACTTCGAGGAGGAGTTGAAGACTAAAGAGAAAGAGATGTTGGACACCAAGGAGATGGTTGCTGGGCCTATCCCTGAGGATCGTATCCCTCCCATCCCCCAGTCCAAGACAAGCCCTAACACAAAGCTGGACATGACCTGTAGCTACTGTGAGTTCCGTAAGGTGTGCTGGCCTGAGGCTCGTACTTACATCTACAGCTATGGTCCTCTCCACCTTGTTGATGTAGTAAGTGAACCACGAGTATCTCAAGCATGAAAAACTTAGGACTCAAGTATGGGTACAGGTCAGGGTTAGAGGATCGTATCTCTCAACAACTCAAGTCCCTGTCAGTCCCTGTTAAGTACGAAGAGTTTAAGATTAAGTACGAAGTCAATGAGGTCAGGACTTACACACCTGACTTCGAACTTCCCAACGGTATCATCATTGAGAGCAAGGGTAGGTTTGTTGTAGCAGATAGAAAGAAACATCTTCTCATAAAGAAACAACATCCAGACCTTGACATTCGTTTCGTATTCTCTAACTCTAGAGCTAAGATCAACAAAGGTTCCAAGACTACCTACGGTATGTGGTGTGACAAACATGGGTTCCTTTACGCAGACAAACTAATCCCTGAGGAGTGGATCAAATGGACGCAGTAGAAATACATAAGTTTATCGAAGGACCATTTGAAGTGGGGGACGGAACCTGCTATAATTTGTGTCTTGCTCTATTCCCAGATGGGGATTGGTATGAAGTCGAACTATACTACCCAGACTTCAACGCAGCATACGACGATTCAATCAGTATTAACCGCAACCCATACCCACTGGAGGTAGAAGAAAATTGTTTGACTTCCAATCTAAACTAACAGCCCTAGTGGAAAACTTTGGATTAATGTTTCTACTAGAAGACAATGAGATTACCGAAGAGTTTGTCATAAAGTTCCTATTGGACGAAAGACTGATTAGCTTTGATGACTACCTAAACTTAGATGAAGAGATGCAAGAATGGAAAAGGATTGAAGAATGATTAGTGGTGAAGATATTGAAGCTATGGGTATGAGTTACTACGAACCCTATACACCTGTGGACTACAGCCAATGGGTTGAAGATAAGATTGTAACGAGTGGGCAGACACGCCTGATTGAGAATACCCTTGGGCTTGTAGGTGAGGCGGGTGAGGTAGCTGAGAAGATCAAGAAGCTACTACGAGATGACACACGGTTCACTGGAGAGGACATCATCAAAGAGTTAGGTGACGTAGTCTTCTATGCTACCGCCTTGTCAAACTACTTTAACTCTGACCTTCAAGGTATCCTTGATAAGAATATTGAGAAGCTTGATAGCCGTGAGCTTCGAGGTGTTATCAAGGGAAGTGGTGATGACCGATGAATTGGATACAAAGGTACTTTAATTTTCTTTGTACTTGGCGTAAGCATCGTGAGGCAATCAAACAACTAAACCGATTGACTGACGCAGAACTAAAAGATATTGGCATCAATAGACAAGACATTGATCGAATGGTCTGGCTTGAAGAAGACAAACAACAAAGAGGAAAGAATAATAATGTCTAGCAACTACCAAGAGTTTTCTACACGGGCCAACGTCGTTACACGCCGTACATACAACCGTCCTAAAGAGGATGGTACATTCGAAACATGGGAAGAAACCATTGATCGTGTCATTGGTCACCAACAGTGGATGTGGGAACGGTCTGTGGGTCGTTACTTGAATGATGTGGAACTGAATGAGCTAGAAGAACTTCGTGAGCTAATGCTGACACGTAAGGCTACCGTGTCTGGTCGTACCCTCTGGTTGGGTGGCACTTCTGTATCTAAGAAACGTGAAGCATCCCAGTTCAACTGTTCCTTTGGACGTATTGAGACTGTACATGATGTCGTCGATGCAATGTGGTTGTTGTTGCAGGGCTGCGGTGTAGGCTTTGAACCCGTTGTAGGTACACTGAATGGGTTTGCTAAACCTGTTGACATCCAGATTGTACGTTCAACTAAGCAAGCTGGTGATCCTAAAGGCTGTCCTGATAACCAATCATGGGTCACTGGAGAAGATGCTGGTAAGGTGTGGCATCTCAAGGTAGGTGATAGTGCTGAGGCTTGGGCTAAGGCTGCTGGTAAACTGTTTGCTATGAAGGATGCTGTAGACGTAATTGTTCTGGACTTCAGTGAAGTACGTGCAGCGGGCGAACGTCTCAAGGGGTATGGCTGGATCAGCTCAGGTGATGAGACTATCTCTGTAGCCTTCCGTCGTATCTGTGAACTGCTCAATGACCGTGCAGGTAAGCTGCTCACACGCATCGACATCCTAGATGTATTGAACCACCTCGGTACTACACTGTCTTCTCGACGTTCTGCTGAGATTGCATTGATGCCTGTGTCTGACCCTGAGATTGACGACTTCATCACAGCTAAGAAAGACTTCTGGCTGCACGACAATGCACACCGTCAACAGTCCAACAACAGTATTGTGTTCCTCAAGAAGCCTACGAACTGGGAACTACGGTACATCTTTGATAAGATGGTAGAGGCTGGTGGGTCTGAGCCAGGGTTTATCAATGCTGAAGCAGCTAAGAAGCGTGCTCCTTGGTTCAAGGGAGTTAACCCATGTGCTGAGATCATGCTTGGCAATAAGAGTTTTTGTAACCTAGTCGAGGTAGACTGGGGTAAGTTCCTTCATGACTTCGGTGGACTACAGCAAGCTATCCATATTGTAGCACGAGCTAACTATCGTCAGACCTGTGTCAACTTGGACGATGGTGTGTTGCAACGTAGCTGGCATGAGCTTAACGAGTTCCTCCGTTTGACAGGTGTTGGTGCTACAGGTATCGTCAAGTTCCTGGACTACCACACAGGCATGAGTAACGTAGTAGCTATGACACAAGCCCTGCGTAGTGCAGCACAACGTGGTGCTCACTCTATGGCTGACGAGCTTGGTCTACCACGATCCAAGGCAGTCACTACAGTCAAGCCTTCAGGCACTCTGTCTAAGATCATGGACACTACGGAGGGTGTACACAAGCCTCTCGGTAAGTATCTCTTCAACAACGTAACCTTCTCTAAGCATGACGAGATCATCCCGACTCTGATTGCTGCTGGTTATAAAGTGATTGAGAAACCATTCGAAGTAGAGAGTGTTCTTGTAACATTCCCTGTAGCCTACGAGGATGTTAAGTTCGATGTCGTCGATGGTAAGGAAGTAAACATTGAGACAGCTATCCTGCAACTAGACCGTTACAAGTTCATGATGGACAACTATGTAGATCACAACTGTTCAGTAACTATCAGCTACGACACTACTGAAGTTGATGCTATCATCAGTTGGATTCTAGATAACTGGGATACATACGTAGGTGTTTCGTTTATCTTCCGTAACGACCCAACTAAGACTGCTGCTGATCTGGGTTATGCCTACCTGCCGCAGGAAGTTGTTACTGAAGAAGACTACCGTTCTTACGTAGCTACTCTGATGCCTGTTGACTTGACTAACCTGAAGTCTACAGACGATCTGTCTGACGAGGCGTGTTCCACTGGGGCTTGTCCTATTCGTTAAGACTACTACTAACACCTGAGCATAAAGCATCTACGATGCGCCGCATTGAAAATGCTAGTGTCTAAACTGCTCACAACCCAACATGAGGTCTATTAATATGTACATAATCATTACACAGAACCAGTGTAACTTCTGTGATAAAGCCAAAGCTATCCTAGATGGGGTTAAGATACCCTACGTCGTATACAACACCAGTTCACAAAGCAGTGCATGGGTGAAGACATTGTTAAAGATGACAGACTTGACAACTGTCCCTCAAGTCTTTATGTCTGACGGTACACATATTGGCGGCTATGAGGAACTATCTATGCTGTTGAGCAATGTTGATCTATACCAATAGTAAAGGAGACATTCATTGAAACCAGTACGGAAGAACTTTAGTAGGGCCTTGTATCAGGCTTACGACGAACCTGCACGAATTGCTTTGGTGTCCCACCTAGAAAGTAAGGGCCACACTATTGTCAACAACGAAGAGAATTACTTTGTTGATGTAGTATCTCAGAAGGGTGGGTTAACCTACTATAATGAGGCTGAGGTTAAGACAGCATGGAAGTCTGATTGGCCTGTAGACTGGAAGGAGATACGTATTCCAGAACGTAAGCAACGTCTCAAGGATAAGCATACAGACGGTGTACTAAACTTCTATGTCTTTCGACCTGACTTCAAGCAAGCATGGAGGATCAAGGATACACTACTGACACCTGAGTCTCTCAAGGAAGCCAAGGGCCGATACATCCAGAAGGGTGAGAAGTTCTTCCACATCCCATACACATCAGCAGAGTTGATTAAACTATGAGTAAAGAACCTCCTAAGAAGCAAACACGTACACGTCGTCAGACTACATACAAGGGTGCTGCTGCCAAACCAACTTCAGGTATCCTCCCCCGTACAGACAAGCAGAGGGAACTTATCGAAGCTATCCTTAGTAGTAAGCAAGTCCTGACACTTGGGCCAGCTGGTACAGGTAAGACCTACGTTACAGCCACCGTAGCTGCTGATCTTTACACTCTTAAAGAGATTGACAAGATCGTAATCACTCGTCCTCATGTGGCTGTAGGCAAGGACATTGGGTTCCTGCCAGGTACACTAGAGGAGAAGGCCCAGCCTTGGGCATTGCCAGTTCTGGATGTACTCGTGAAGCACCTTGGTAAGGGTGCTGTAGACACAGCCCTCAAGTCTGGTAATATTGAGGTAGCAACCCTAGCCCTGATGCGTGGACGTAGCTTTGATAACTCCTTCATCATTGTAGATGAGACCCAGAACATTGAGATTCCTGAGATCAAGATGCTACTGACACGAGTAGGAGAGGGTAGTACCATCGTACTGAACGGTGACATCCAACAGTCAGACCTCAAAGGGCAGAGTGGTCTAGCTAAAGTTATTCATCTGTCTAAGAAACACATGCTTGATGTACCAGTTATTGAGTTTGGTATTGACGACATTGTACGTAGTGGTATATGTGCTGAGTGGGTGAAGGTGTTTATGAAAGAGGGTCTATGAAGATGCATGAGTATGATGAAGATAAGGGTGAGCCAGCTGACCTCGTCAATGAACCTAGTCACTATACTGATGGTGGTATCCAGTGTATTGACTATCTTAAAGATAACATGGATAGCCTTATGTACATGGGATTCCTTGAGGGTAACACAAAAAAATACCTCCACCGATACCGATATAAAGGTAAGCCAGTGGAGGACTTGAAGAAGGCCCGTTGGTATTTAGACCGTCTCATCAAGGAGATGGAAGGACAATAAGAAAGAAGCCCCAAGGAGAAATCCAAGGGGCTTTACTTTTATTTGTTGAAGCCTGATACACCTGCTCGTTCTAGTCGAGGGTCTTTATTAGTTGGCACGGTCTTTCTCCATCATGGTCTTAATGGCTTTAATGTTCTCATCAATACGGCCCATAGCTACTGCTTGTGCTTGGACACTTACCTCAAGGGCAATCAGACGTGTCTCATGACGTACAAGTTCTCTTGTGTTGGTTTGAATGTCACTATTAAGTGAGGCTACAAACCATACGATGGCTATTGTTTGAGCCATAATAGCTACAATAAAGCTAAGTGGTATTGATTTACTTAAGTGCCAGTCTTTTTCATTTGCCACAGGCTGCTCTCCATCTAGCTGAGTAGTTGTCTACTTCTATTATAGTTTGTGTTGTATCATCCTCTGATACAGTTGGTAGTGGTATGCTACACAGAGCTTCAACGGAGTTGATTGTTGTCCCGCAGCCTGTCAAGAGCAGCATCCCGATCAGTGTTAACTTCAACGGCATCAATCTTCTCCCTCGTATTCTTGTAGCCCTCTAGGTCTTTTACTTTGTTGTCTTGCTTCTGTGTCTGCTTACCGTAAAGGAATACCCCGATAAGGATACCCCCAGCTGCAAGCAGACCAGATAACATACGGCCTAGCTTAGATGTAAGCAGACTTAACATTAACCACCTAGTCCTGAGATATACTGGTCAAGCTGACCCACGTCTTCCTTTGAGAGGGTACGAGAGCCGATAACCTCTAGCAGTGCTGTGATCTCAGGTGGTGTTGTAGGTTTACCAGCCGCAGCAGGACGGGCAGCTGGAGCCTCTCCTTGTGGAGTAGCTTGCTGAGTAGCCTCTGGAGGTAACTCAGATGTAACAATCTCTACTGGAGAAGTAACC